GTCAAGATGCGCCATACCTGAATCAACGTCAAGCTCGTTCGTCTCGTAGACCTGCTGCAGGCCAAGCGAATCGTCCCCATCGATCGTCGACCAGCCCAGCCAGTCCAGACGCTCCTCGAGAACATCAACGACCGTCCCACACCAGCCCGCGACGGTACGCAGGTTCCGCATGTTCGGCGGAATGCTGATACCAAACTGGCGAGTAACCCACTCCCCCGAATACCGCTGATCCGCCTCCCGGTTAGCACCAGAAACGAAACCCAGGCGATCCAGACACTTCCGGATCGTCGCCTCCTCAGAGAGGGACAGTTGGTCGAGCAGGATCATCGAACGACCACCTTCCGACGCGCAGCTTTCTGCGGACGCTTCACTGACTCATTCCGCGCGCCCCACAGGGCGAGCGTTTCGGCGACGATCGGAGTGATATCTGACTCTTCGTCCTTGCGGTTCCACGCCCAACCGCCCCCGAGGGGACGCTTACGAGCCACTGAAAGCGCGACGTTCACCTGCGGCTGGTCCGTGTGACGTACCAGAGCAGTCGGCGACATGACCGCGTCGTAGAACTGGGCGCAAGCAATCGCCATGTCACGCCCTTCAGCAGCCGCAAGGGTCACCTTCACGTCGGTATCGCCCAGGTACGCGCGCCCGTTGCGCCACTTCACAAGGCCGGACATCTCATCCGCAACCACGGCATGCAGGCGGTTCTTCTCGGCCCGCTCCACAATCCACGGGACGACCCAATCGGCGCCCTTGCGGTGCTCATCGAGCTCCACATGCCACAGCCCATCCGCACGCTGCCCGGCAAGAGCAACTGACGCGACGCTGCGCCCCGGAGCAACATCCACGGCGAGCACAAGCCGCTCAACAGCCATCGAAGCCGCATCGGCCGTATCCCGCCAAGACTCCTCATCGATCACCCGCGGCGACGACGTAGCCCAAATCCCGAGAGCTTCACGACGGAACGAATCATCATTCGTGAGATTCGCGCGCATGCGCTGCATCGCCTCGAGCGGAGTCCGGTCCGGGAACGAAGGATTGGCCTTCTCCCACTGCTCCTGATCATCAGGATCCGCGTCATCATCCGCGGAGAACTCCACATAGGCGATGTCCCGGTCGTGGCCGGCAAGGGCACGAGAACGCCGGTTACCGAACTCCTCACCCGGATCAGACGGCCGCGGAGGAGTACCCATGAAGAACAGCAGCGCACCCGCCGGCTGCTCAGACTGGTTCGTCGCCGCGACCATGTCCTCTAGCGCCTTCTCCCCCAGGATCTGCGCCTCGTCGAACACCTCGATGTCGACCTTGTCGAAACCGCGCCCGAAACCGCCCTCACGGGCGCCAAACATGATGATCGACCCGTTCGCGAACTCGATCTCCTGCTCGCCATTCGCCGCCCGGATACCATCCGAACGCGACACCTTCAGGTGAGGGGCGATCCGCTTCCGCTTCACATACCCCTGCATCGACTTGAACGTCTTCGTAGAGGTACGGGTCCGATGCGCCGTCCACAGCACCGTCAACCCCGGGCACAGGATGCACAAGGCGATGATCATCATTCCGACAAGGAACGTCTTGCCCACTTGTCGGGGGATGCTCAGGACAACGCCGCCGACAGTCGCCGCGTACTTGCCGTTCTTCCGCTTCCCCAGGGCGATCTGACCGATCCCGTGCTGCCACTGATCGAACGACACACCCATCTGCTCGCACTGAGCTACCACCCGCGGCCACGCCGTCGTCTCAATCCCCTTCGGGACCACCATATGACGGGCAACCTCAGACAGACGCAGATCAGATCGCCGCGGCGTTGAACTTCCCGTCTTCGACCTTGGCAACCGGATCATCCTCCAGAGCACGCGACTCAATCGCCGTGATCTCCTTGCCGATCTCGATCAACCGGCGAGACAACGCAGCCAAATCACGAGGCGGACAATTCGGGTCATCCAACGTCCGCGCAATCCGAGCCCGCATCAACCGCAACTCATCCAACGTCGACCCAGCCTCAGCAGCCTCAGCGATCGTCTTCGGAGCCACAGGAGGCGGAACCTCACCATCACCAACCGCACGAAGTTTCGAAGGTCGAGAAGTCATCGCCTCACCACCTTGTGGAAAAAACGTCAGAGGGAGAGAGTCCCAGATCCCGGAGACCTTTACCGGATGGGGTGGGCGGGGGGTCCCCCGTGGGTTTGTTCGAATGTTTCACGGTCGACGCGGTTGCCTCGCTTGATGTTGCAGATCAGGTGAGCGGCGCGTGCGTTGTCCATCGTGTGAGAGCCGCCACGAGACAGCGGTCTGATGTGGTCGATGGAGGCTGACATCTGGTGCGGATAGGCAACGTTGGGGATTGGCTCGGAGCAGATCCCACATGCTCTTCCGTCGCGAGAGATTAGTTCTTCGACAGTGAAGTTCTCATGGACTCCGGTTGCCCCGCGGGTGAGTGCCTTCCGGGCCTTGTACTTGGCCAAGCGTGCTGGAGTGTCCCATGCGTCAGAAGGTGAGGGCTTCCATGTTCCTTCTGCCTTCTGTTTGCGCTTGAGGTGCTTCCCGCATAGCCCATCGCCGCGCCTGGTTGCCGTACACTCGGGCTCCTGGCACTGGAGGTGTTCCGGGGAGGTGGCGCGCCTCCTACGCATGTAGTCCGCGAACTGTGTGCTGGCGGCCGCCTTGCACTCATCACACCTGCATCCACTTGCGTATCGGGTGCGCGTTCCGTGGCCCTTGGCCTCTTGGCATGCCTTGTGTGTCGTCTGCGTCTTGCCTCGAGTCGGCCAGGCGGGCTCTCCGCAAACGGTACATGGACGCTTCCTCGAACGCTCCTTGCAGGGTCCAGAGCAGTACATCCGTGTGCCGCTCGGCTTCGAGCAGATGGCGCAGGTACGATTGTTCATATCGACTCCTAGAAAGTCGGTCATGGCCCCGGGCGGTGGCAGCCGTCGCGGGGTTTCTTCCTGCTCCTATTCTAGCGAAGAGCTCCTACGGATGATGGGTGCATAATCACGCGCGCGCTTCAGGGAGTTGCATGCGTGGTGAGCGGCGGCCTTATTCTCAATCAGGTCCGACCCGCCGCGTGATATCGGCACGATGTGATCAACGACGAAGCACATCGGATCGGGAAATCGCAGGCTGAAGTCTATGGCTCGACCACAGATATGACACGAAGGCTGAGCAGAGGCTATCTGCTGCCGGTGGCGTTTCCGTAGTGAGTCGCTGCGCCCCTCGCGGACCATCATGTCTCCCTAGTTGGGATGCGTTCGAGTTCGCGTGCTTCCTTGCGTCGCAGGTAACTCACTTGTGCGGCGAGTACCCGGTAGGCGTCGGCTTGGTCTGTGTCGTTGCGGTCGATGGCTTCTTCGGCTTTGTTGAGGAGGCGTTCGACTCGTTCGTCCACGGTCACCTCCGCCGTCTGAGGAGTCGGAGGATGCGGAGCCCGATCCTGGCCCACGGTCCTGCTTGGGTGTAGATCCACGGGTATCTGCCTCTGGGCCCGTACCCGTTCATGGTTGGACCAGGTGGCGTAGGTCGATGATGGTTGCACCGGCGAGTATCAGCGCGTCGTAGTGGCGTGTGCCGTGGTGTGCGCAGAGTGAGAGGCTGCGACCGGAGGGGAGCTCAAGGTACAGGTAGGCGTGGACTTGGGCTACTGCGGGGCAGGCGTCGCAGGTGTCTCCTGCGACTTCCACGACCGTCATGGTCAGTCCGCGTCTCCGAACGCGGCCTCGTCGCAACACAGGGCGGCTGCGAGGACGGACGTGTACTCGGAGTGGCAGTGTTCGCACTCGTGCAGACGCAACATGACCGCCTCCGTTGGCGTGAGGGTGTGGAGTTCAAGAGGTCACGAGCAGCGGGGCAGGAACGGACGGGCAATCCCATCCCTCGGCGTCCTAATGGACCACCGCCTGCCCCGCTGTCGGAGTTGCAGAGCCTTTATTCGGACTTCACCCGGCAGAGCCCCCGCGGAAACTGCTCAGCCGACCTAAATAGCGTTCTGGGTCGGTATCGGCAAACAATCCCCAGAACGGCTTCGGGCAGAGGCTTGGTCGATTGCCCTGGATCTTCCGATTTCAGCTTGCCAACAGTGTGCCAGCGTCCCCTGCAAGGGCCTGTAGCTAGCCGTGTGCCCTACACCTCGCATCGGCACCTTGTCGTGTAAACCGCTTGCAGACGGTAGCGAGGTATGTGGAGCTGCGCGGATTCGAACCGCGGTTACCGTGCATGGCGGGTGAGGCGTGATCGCCACTGACATGCATCGGACTATCCAGATCAGCCCCGTTGGGTGGTTGTGGGACTCCGCTCCCACTCGTTCTACTTCGACGCCACCCGCGCCGGTCATCCGCTGGCCATGCACGACCCCGATGACGTTCGCCGTACTAGTGCATTCAGGCGAACACTACTTATTAACCACCGTCATGAGGTGGTTGCTTATTCGTCATCCCCGGCCGTGTCAGCCTCGAGATCCCAAGCCCCTTCATCCTCGATGTAGTCGAGGGGCGGTCGGATGAGTTGGCGTTCCATCACAGCACCGTCAGCGAGCTCAGGTCGAACCCGTCAGGTGTGATGTCGAACACGAGCAGGCCTGCGTCCGAATCACCGGCACCGACGTTCCGGAACCATGACGATCCGTTGTCGGTGGTGCACGCCTGCAGCCACCACTTCTGACGCCCCGTCACCGGGTTGCGGCCCGATGGGAGGACGGTCAGGTGGTGGTAGTGGCCAGTGAGGAGGATGTCAGCGTTCGCGGTAGGCATCCCACCGTGCTGCTGCTTCTGCCACCATGCGACGGCCTGGCCGGGGTTGAACTGGTTCCCGTGCACAACACCCAACGTGGTGCCGAGGATATTCACTGCTACGGAGTCGTCGTACATGCCCGGATAGGTCCAGTGCGCGTCCATCCCAGCAACTTCGGTGAGCTTCTGCACCTGCCGGTGAACGAAGATGCCGAGGTCGTCACCAGGACGGCCGAGGTTCTGTTTCCCGTTCCGCCAGGCGGTGTGGTTCGACGTAACTGAGACGACATCGACGCGCCCGTGGCGTTGCATGACCTCCACGAAACGGAACAGTTCCGTCCCGGCCAGGTCCATCTGTTGGGCGAGGCTGAGATCGTTCGTGAACATGGGGTTGCCGCCGGACTCGAAACCCTCGAAAAGGTCACCCACCTCAGCAAGCACCGTCGACTTGGGTTTGCGTGCCTTCAGGTGTGCGGCAAGACGTTCCCGCATCCCAGCCAGCCGATCAATGAGTTCCGGTGTCCCACCACGGTGGTCAACCTTGCCCGCCTGGACGTCCGACAGTGCCACAACCGTGACGCGTTCCGTCGTGGCCGTGGCGATCTTCGCGCGTGGCTTGCGTCGGGCCTCCGCATACAAAGCCGGGAGGTCGATCGCGTCGTTGTCGGGTCCGATCTTCTCCGTCTGGAAGAAGAACGAGTACGTGTCTTCCTTGCCGTGATGTGTTTTCGTCCACTGGCTGATACGCCCCACGATGCGGAACACGTCGGCGTCGAACCCGGCAAGCTCGAGTAGCTGCCGTTCGTCGGAGATCTTCGCCCGGACGGGTCCGGTGGCACCTTCGCCCTTCCCGGTTTCGTTGTCGTACACAGCGCGCTGCCGGTACTTGCTGGGGACGGGCGTGAGGGCTGTTTCGGTCTCGGTGAGACGGTCAGCGATGGTCATTTCGACCATCCGAGCGTCTTACGCCACCTGCCGAGGGTGGATACCGACATCTTCGGTGCGCCCTCTGCCTTGAGGGCTGCGAGCAGGTCGGTGTGCTTCCAGTCGGGGTTTGCGAGGGCTTTCAGCACCGCCTCCCGGTCCACTTGCGGGAGCCCGTCTATCCATCGTTCGATGGCGGTCTGTGCTCCGGCCTGCGAGGGCGGGGTCGCGAGTCTTTCAGCGAGTGTCACTTCTGGCTCCTAGGTGTTGACACCGGATCGGCCATTTTGAGTTGTGGTTGCTTTGTTCCCGGCGCGTGCTCGGCCCCGCGGTCACGCTCGAAGCGCGACAAATAGTGGTTCGGGGGCACGGGCCGGGAAGACTGAAGGGTGGCGACCACGCCCGTGGGGCGGCTCCGCCGTTTGATGTGCGACCAGCCGCGGGCGGGGTCGCACATGTTTGTGTTGGCCGCATTCGACGCGGCTCCTCAACCCACATGCGCCAGGACTAGGGGACGCCGGCTGCTTGGGGAGGTACTAGAAAAGCCGCCCACCGGTTGGTGTGGCGGCCTTGAATGACGAAAACTTCTGGAAGTAGGCGCACTTCGAGAAGGTGGATCCATGATATCACATCGAACTACATCGGCGTGATTCGTTTTCTGCGGCGTGTCGGGTTAGGCGGTCTCCTTCTCGTCCAACTCGTCTCGGAGTTCCCCCATTGCTTCCGGGCCCAGCCAGACGGTTTCGCAGGCACGGCACATCACCTTCGCGCGGAAAGCCATCTGATCGGAGTCTGGACGGTAGACGAGGGCCAGCGGGTTTCGGATTGTCTCCCCCGCGTCATTCACGAACTCACCCTGACCACACACCGGGCATGGTGCGGTGATCTCCACCATCTTCGGAGGGTCGAGTGTCGCCCTGATCTCGGCCGCCCACTTGCGCATCTGGGTGATGTAGAACTCGTCCGCGTGGTCGTGGTGGGCGGTGTGCGCGACATGCCAAGCACGGAGGTCGGTGACTGAGTCGCGGGTGACGGGTGCGCCGGCCATGCGACACCAGTCACCGATCGTGGACGTGATGATCCCAGCCCGGTAGAGGGCGTCGCTGTTGAGGATGCTCCGCTGCCACGGTGCGCCCCCTGATCCGGAACCGGACTTCAGGCTCGAGGACACCGCATCCGCCAACTGCACCAGCAGCGCGTCCTCTGTTGCCCATGTGTGACCGTCATCCGTTTCCACCCTCACCGGTCTCGGGAGGGTGAGATCGTCGACTGCTTCGAGCAGTTCGCTCATCGTGTCTCCTCACTCCGGTTCGTGCGGTTCGTGTCATCGGCCTCGATGCCGTGAAGCTGGCACCCGATGAACTCGCCGAAGGCCGATGCGCAAGTACAGATCGTGCGGTCTGCGCGGCGCGAGTGGAGGTGAACCGCGGTCTTCTCCAGGGCTTCCTGCCACGTTCGGCACGGCCACGAGAGACCGTCCAGCCGTGCCCGCCACGGGTATCCCGGCGCGAACGGATGCGTGTCGCGGTAGATCTTCGGCTTCGGCATCATCGTGTCTCCTCACTCCGGTTCGTGCGATCAGGGATCTGGATCAGGTGCGACGAGCACCCCGGATCCTTATCCGAGTTCACCCAGCGATGCACCCACCACGCCCAGCAGATCCCGCAGAGCGGGATGTCAGCTCCCTGGATCTCGGCGAGCACCGACATGGGCACCGACGCGGGATAGAACCTCGCGATCTGCTTGCATCCCCAGCACACTTCGTGCTCGGCCATTGCCTCACTCCGGATCGCGCGATCCGTGACGAGACCGGAGCCGTCGCAATCGGGGCACGTCTTGACGATCGCCCGAGCGCTCTCCGGGTCATCGTCGATGACAACGCCATCGCCACCACATTCCCGGCACGAGGTCGTCTCGCGCTGATTGCTCGCGCCAATCGTGCGATCCGGGATGAGAGTCGGCAAGATCTTGCGAGCCCGCTTCACTGCATCCCGGTAGTGCTCCGCGGTCACACCGCGATCCGCGATGTCCGTCTCGTAGTAGATCAGCGCCCAAGCGACGCCCTCGACAGCAGCTCCGAGCAGACGGCCCTGCTCCTCGGACGTCAGCGTTGCGCTCATCGTTCACTCCCATCCGTGTTCTCGGGCTTGTACTCCTCAGCGGGGAGCCATGGGCCGGCGGGACGGCGGCGCACGATGAACTCGCCGGTCACATCCCAGTCGATGCCGGTGAATGAATCGCGGGTCACCGGTCCAGGCCCGCACTCGTCCACGTCGTTCGTCGCCGGGTCGTAGACGCCGTACTCCCAATCGCTCTGCTCTGCCAGAACTGAAGCCAGCCAACGATCGAACTCCTCCAAGCGTTCGTTCGTCATAGACGCGGGAAGTTTGCCCACTCCGGCGTAGACATATCTGACCGCTTCGGTCGTTGGGGTGTAATCAGCCACGGTGCTCTCCTCCTGTCTCGGCAGCAGCGCGCAGAGCGGCGGTGGCGCCGCGCAGATGCTTCGCCGCGATACTGCGGGCATCCCCGTCATCGAAGAAGCCTTCGCGCTTGAGCGCCCAATACTCGGACTTCAACGCGTCATACGCGCGCGTGAGGTCTTCCAAGTCGGCCTCCTGCGCGTCGGACGGCTCGCCCTGCGGCTTCGGCACGGGCTGGAGCGAATCCTTCAGCCGGTCCATGAGGTCCGGCTCGCCCTGCACGGTGCCAAAGGACTTGCTGTTAGGTGCTTCGGTTGCGCCCTGCACGGTGCGGTGGAAGCCAGCGGCCAGGATCGCGTCAGCCAGCTCAATCGAATACCCCGAGCCTCGCCGGTTCCATCCCAGTCGCTCCTCCTCGATCAGGTTGCGCAGCGCTTCCCGCTCGTCGTCGGTGTGCGCGGTTTCCTGCACGTCCGACGCAACGGGAAGGAAACTGCCCGCCCCCTCGATCAGACTGTGCGCAACTCCTCCCGATTCTGGTATGCGCGCCAGAGCTTCACCCGATCCACGGTCGCCACGAACTCCGAATCCACGACGTAGGTGCTCAGCACCCACTCGACGAAGTCCTGTTTGATCTGCGGCAGATCGGTCTTCGCCATCTCGTAGATGCGCTTCCAGTGCGGTGACTCCATGTCCCTCATTCTCCTCTGCTGAAGCCTCGCCGCCCGCCCCCTCGAACACGGCGATGGCGCGCGCCATGCCTTCCAAGACCTCCTCACGCTCCCACTCGGCAGCGTCGTCCCAGGAAGATGACGTGATGCCGCCGAACGCCTTCGCGGCGGCCTCGATCAACTGCTCACGCTGGTTCATCGGTCTTGTCCTTCGTGTCGATAGCGCGGGACAGGGTGCGGCGGGCCTCTTTGGTGGCCGACATGGGTACGGCCCACAGATCCCGGAGGGCATCCTGGATCGCGGTGCGGAGGGCGTCACGCTCGGCCTCAGCCTTCTGAACAAGCTCGAAGGCATCACCGGTCCATGCAGCACGGTTGGCCTCCAGGGTCTCGGCCCGCTGGTGTTCTGCTTCGAGGGTGTCGGCGGCGGCGTTCAGGGCATCCGTGGCCTCCTCGGAGATCGCGGCTCGTGCCCGTGCACGCAGATCCTCCACCCGCTTCTTGATGTCGTCAGTCATGACGCTCCCTTCTCGAATTCGGGGTAGCCGGCCCAGGTCGCCGGGCCGTAGCAGTCGCCGTCATCGTCATGGCAGTAGTACAGAGTCGTCTTCGTGGCGCCGTTGTAGACGGACGCGGCCAACTGGTCGAGTTGCTTGCCGCAGCGGGCGCAGGTCTTCTTGCTCACTTCGCCTCTTCCTTGTTCTTGCGGAGTGCCCCGTGCAGCTTCTCCAACGTGTCCACCAACGGTGTGATGCGCGCGGGCATATCGCGTTCCGTGATGTCGCCTGCCGGGTCCACCACGAACGCGTTACGGATCTTCTGCTCGTCGGTCATCAGAACGGGGTGTCGTCGCCGAATGATCCAGGCGTCGGCCAGGCGTCCGTCTGGCTTCCTGGGGTGCTCCACGGCTCCGCGGTCTGCTTGGTCGGTGTCCGCGGGATAACGCCGAGCGTCCCGAACTTGAGGTTCAGGTTCGCCTCAGCCGATCCATCTTGCTTCGTGAAGACTCGAACCTCGGGCTGTCCCGTGATTGTGACCAGCGTCCCCTTGCTGACCGTCGCGACAATCGATTCGGCGTTCTGCTCCCAGAAGGAAGCCTGAACCCACAGTGTTGGACCCGCGTCCACCCACTCATTCGTTGCCTTGTCCAGCCGGCGCGGCGTGTGAGCGACAGTGACGTTGGTGACCGGTCGCCCCTCGTGGTACTTGAGCTCGGGATCCTTCGCCACGAACCCCTCAATGGTCAGCGTTGCCTTGCTCATGCGTTACTCCTCAGTGATTGTTCGAAGCGGACAGCCTCGAGTGTTCGTTGAATGGACATGTGGGCGTCGGTATCGAACAGTTCGCGTTGCAGGCGACGCCTGTACTCGCGGTCGTCTTTCCACCGTTCTTCGCAGGCTTGCGTGTAGGCGTCGAGGCTCACGGCTCCTCCCGGTGCGTGCAGTACATGCACGTCCCGTCCGCGAGGCGGCGGTGATTTCCGCAATCGTCCGGCGCGGTTTCACTCATCGTCTGCGGGAGCGCTGCGCGACGTTTGGCCCTGACCCTGCCGACGATGTGCGCCGGCTGCAGGTAGTCAGTCGATTCGGTGAAGTGCTCGTTCACCGCAGTAACGGCGTCTGAGTACGTGATGTTCGCGAGAAGCGGTGACCATGCTTCGATCGTGAGCTGGTCTACCTGTCTGTTGTCGAGCACCTGGATGCGGGCGAGCAGCATCGTCAGTTGTTCGGTGTTCATCCTGTGATCTCTTTCGGTTCAAGGGATGTGATCTGTCGTCCCGCTACGGCACGTCCCGCGGCAGCGGTCTGTTGTGCTCGCTGCGTTGGGGTGAGTCTTCGCGTGGTGTTCTCCGCGTCACGTCGGAGCCAGTTTCGCCATGTGGCGATCCAGTCGACCTTCGTTGCGTCTCTTCCTGCCTTGGCGCGCCAGTGGTCGACGAACTTGCGTGTTGATGCGTCCACGTCGACTGTTGGAACCTCGCGGTGAGCCCATTCGCGCATGTCGTTGGTGAGCATGAATGGCTCTGGGATTCGGGTTCCGCGTGTGCGTGCCACACTCTTCTCCGTAGGAGAAGAGTTGGGTAGGGAGGGTATGGGAGGGGTAACGCGAACTTCTTCCGAAGTTCCCCCGAACGTTCGGGTGTTGTTCGGCTGAACTTCTTCCGAACCGGACACCCCTTTCTTCTTCGCCCGAACACGCTTCATGCGTTCCCGCGCAGCGTCTCTTTCGGCTTCTACCTCGGCTTTTGTTGGCTGATAGTCCACCCAGTCGCGGAACATCCAACCACCCTCGGCAATGTCCCACAGCCCTGCGCGCACCAGTTCCTCAGCCATCGCCGGGGTGCCTGCCAGGCGTGTGACGGCCCTAGCGGGTACCTCACCGTCCGTGAGGTACTGGGCACACCACGAACCCGCCAACGCCCACAGTCCGACCGCCTCCAATGACAGGTCAGCAACCTTCGGGTGGCCGTGGAATCCGTCATCAACTCTGAACCAGGGCATGTGATCCTCCTCCCGCAGGCCACTCTTCCGTAGGTGATGCGTTCGACCAGGAAAGACTGTGGACAGATCTGTGGATAGTTGGTTTGTTCGGCTCTGTCACTGGCCTGACCTGTTGAATCAGAGCCACTACGGTCTCCCTCCGCTCGACATGATCAGTTCCGCGGTCGACTCTGTGATGACCCGCCAGCCTCCGTTGTCGTCGTAGACGACCCAGCCGTCATCGAACCTCCACGCCGGCCAGATCTCGGTGCGACCCCAGGAGGGGATTGCCCAGCCGTAGCCGTACCCCTTCGTGTGGGCGAGACCATGGCACCCGGACGTGTTCCCCAGGCCGCAGAGTGCGATGAGGTTGTGCACGTCGTGGGTGCCACCGCGTGACCGGTACTTCCGGTGATGCAGCTCGAGGTCGCCTGCTAGACCGCACCCTTCGCATCGGCCTCCGGCTCGTTCTTCGACGGCGCCGCGGGTCTTCGCGGGGATCTTCTTCGTCTGCTTCTCTCGCTTCGGCTCGATCATGATGTGCCCTTCCTCCTCCGCACACGAGCGCACTCCCGACACACCCGACGCCCCTCTCGACGCCAGTACGTGTTCTCCTCGTTGAACTCGTGACCATGGATGCAGTGCGTCCAACGCCGCTTGACGCGTCGAATGTTCTCCGCCTTGGTCACGGCCTCGAGGTGGCTCGGATTGACACACACGCGGTTTCGACACAGGTGGTCGATTTCAAGCCCGTCAGGTATCTCGCCGACGTTGATCTCGTATGAAAGGCGGTGGGCAGATGTAATGCCTTCACCACGCCGACCGCGACCTATCCGTCCATAGCCTGTAGACGGGTCGACGGCTGCCAACCATTCCCAGCAGTCCCCTGGTCCGCGCCGGTCTACCTTCATCCAGAACCGCTGCTCGATCGGTGTCAGCTTCGGGCTCTTCGGCGCGATCATGCGACATCTCCTTCCCAGTCGCCGAACATCGACGGCTGCAACGGCTTCCGAACCCGCTGCAAGATCAGCGGCAAGTGGTCGGCTTCGAGCTCGATCAGGTCGACCTCCATGCCCTCGAGCAGCGCCGCCTCACCAGTCGTGCCGGATCCGGCAAACGGGTCGAGCACACGGCCGCCGGGACGGGTGACGAGGCGGACAAGCCACCGCATCAGTGCGAGCGGCTTCACCGTCGCGTGGACAGTCCCGTCCACCTCGGGACGCTCCGATGATGGGGCCTTCGCCTCGTACCGGAAGATCGGGAAGAACCGAGACGCGCCGCCCGAGTCGCCAGGTGTGTCGCGCGTGGTCTCATAACCGGCCGCCGCGTCCTGTCCGTACGTCTTCCGCTCGCCCTTCGGCTTCGTTCCCGCGAGCATCTTGCCCGAGGTCAGCACGCCCGTCTGCTCATCAAGCGCGGCGGCCTGTGACCCGTCCAGTAGAACGTTCGCGGGGAAGCGGCCAGCGTCACTCTGCTTCGGCGTAAACTCCGTTCGCACTGTCCCAGGAGCAGACGGTGCAGACTCCGGCTCCATCGATGTCGCAGACGAATCCGTCATCAAGGCAGTGGTAGATGGTTCGGTCGTTGATGTTGTAGCTGATACCCACTCTTGAGCCTTCCCTGCCAGTGCACCAACCCTTGCTGTTGCACGTCCTTGCGGCGCGGCAGCAGCCTTGTCCGCATCTGACTTGAACTCGACCCGGCACGCGTCGATGTTCAGCGCCCCGGTCCCGTACGCGAGCACGTTCGCCGCGACCGTCCCGGACAGGGGCTTGCGAGCGACAACGATCGGCTCGAACGCGGGCTTGAGCGCTGTGCCCCAGCCTTCCCACGCCTTCGCCTCATCACGGACTGCTGAGCCGCCGCGGGCATCCTTCCCTGACCATCCGATACCGTTCGCCCAGGACGTCGCCATGCCCGGCCGGGACGCTGATTCGAGTGCGGGACGCGCGTTCCACGCCTCTGTTCCGCCGAGCCTCGTTTCCTCAAGCTGCTGCACGAGCTCGTCTACCTCGTCACCGAAGCCCAGCCACTCCTTGAGATTGAGCCACTGCTCCCACGTTGGGATCGCCTTCGATGTGCGGTTGGTCGTCCAGGTGGAGGCGAGCCCACCCCCGTTGTCAGCGAATCCGAAGTGCTGGTTTATTGCCTTCAGGTCGAGCCCGCGATCGCGGCGAACGGCATCTAGGAATGAGCGGACGATCTCGATCTCGTCGTGGTCTGTGCGGGCCTTGTCGATCGCCTTCGCGACGTTCATCGACTTCGGAAACCCGGATCCGTACATCCAGGCGATGGAGTCGCGGATCTCGAACCCGGCGTCCTCGATCGCGACGGCGATGCGGTGCCAGGTGCGGGTTCCCCCGAACGCGAGCAGATACCCACCCGGCTTCAGCACCCGTAGGCACTCCCGCCACAGGTCCACGTCGTAGGCGATGCCGGACGAGTCCCACGACTTCCCCATGAAGCCGAGCTCGTACGGCGGGTCCGTCACGATCGAGTCGTACGACTCATCCGAGAGAGTTGGCAGGATGTCCTTGTTGGAGCCGTGAAGCAAGCGGAGGCCCGCGTCTTCGTAGTAGAGGCTCATGGTTCTCTCCTCATCCGCCGCCGCTGCTGGGCAGATTTGCCACCCCACACGCCCCGGGTTTCGTTGTGCTGGAGTGCGTACTGGAGGCACTGTTCGGCGACCTCGCACCGACGGCACACCTTCAGTGCACGACGTGCCGCTTCCGTGTCCGTCTTTGCTGGGAAGTGGTCGTCCCCGCCCACCTGTGCACACAACGCGTCCGCAATCCAGGTTTCGGGGATGATGACCATGTCCATCAGGGACGCGATCTGGTTCATGACTGCCCTCCCATGGAGGCGCGCTTGCGGGCGGTGTACGCGCGTTGACGCAAGGCGCAGCACTTTCGGCACACCTTCGTACCTTCCTGAAGCTTGGTGTTGGCCTGAGTGAACTCATGCCCATGTGGACAGTGGGTCAGAACGGGCCAGACACGCGTCTTGCGGCCGTCGGGCTTCTTAGGTGCCGGTTCCTTCTTTGGGCGACGAAGTGCCGCGCGCCTGGTGTTCTCGGATGCAGAAACGGGCTCCATGTGCTCCGGGTTCACGCACCCCGCATTGGAACAGAGGTGGTCGATCGTTAGTCCATCTGGGATAGGTCCGACCAGCAGCTCGTATGCGTACCGGTGCACCTTTACTGACTTGTTGTTGATGGAGAACACGGAGTATCCGTAGCGATCATGGGCTCCTCCCCAGGACCAGCACTCTTGCTCCGTGTTCACCCGATTCCAGAAACGCACTTCGGGCGGTGGTGAGATGTTCACGACATCCCCCGGTGGCATCCGTTAGGGCAGTTGAGTGCGTACCCGCAGGGCATGACACCGTGCTGCTTCCCGCCTCTCCTGCAACGCGCGCAGCATTGCCGGTCGGGTTCGTCGTGTGGGTGTGTGGTTGGGGCGGCGAGGGCACCAATACCCAAAGCCGTGATCGCGTTCATGAGACTTCCTGTCGTACTTCGATGACCGCCCCGGGACCGTCATCGCCGGCCCAGGCTTTCGTCTGCGAACCGCAGATGATGAACCGGTCGTCCGCGATGAGACCGCCCTGCTTGAGGCCGTCGTAGGTGGACCGCAGCAGCTTGTCGATGTCGCCAACGGTGGGGGCGACGGGATGTGCAGCCTTCGTGGTTTCCGGCCGGGGGATGAAGAAGTGCACGACCACCCGGTACGGGGCGGGGACGGGTTCATGGTTCATCACGGCAGCAGCTACGGCGTCACGCCACGGCTTCACTCGTTTGCTGGCCTCGAACATCCCGTACCTGGTTCTGACCTTCGACCCCTGCGGGGCCGGAATGCCGTCTACTCGAATGACCGTCATCGGTCCTCCTAGATGCGAGGAAGGGCACGCCCCGGAGGACGTGCCCTTCAATGAATGGATACGGGAATCAGGCCGCGGTCTCGTTGACGACGAGCGTTTCGGGCTCTTCGTCGAGGCGCGTGATCTGTACTTCGTCGATGCCCTTCACGTGCTGCACCTTCTGTTCGTCGGCTTCGAGTGCACGCCCGAGGTCGGTGGCTTTCGGAAGCCACTTCGCGAGATGGCGGATGGCGGTCTTCTTCGCCATCTCCTCTTCGTGGGTCTGCCACGGCGTGCCCTTGTCCCAGTAGTGGGGGCGGCGCGCGTACACCTCGTCGCGGGTCAGGTAGACCCAGTTCGGTGCACCGGATGTCATCTGCGCGGTTGCTACGACACCAATCCAGGGGCGTTCCGCGTCGAAGTCACGCGGCTTCCAGTCGTAGAACATGCCGCCCCGATCAGACGACGCGCCGTAGGTGAAGTCGTCACCCTCACGGACAAGGAAAGCCTGGATGGATCGCACCATCTCGGATCGCAGCGCGAGCTTGATCATGCCCTGGAAGCCGATAATCGGCAGACAGATGTCGTTGCCTTTCTCGCGGCGCGGGGTCAGGTAGAACTCCCCAAGCCCAGAACCGATCTCGAGCTTCAGTTGTGCGGCGAGCATCACCCCGCCAAGAACGGTCTTCGGGTCGGCAGACATGAGCCTAGGCTGCTTCGTGATCTCGGACAGCACCGCCCGCACGAACGCATCCGAGTTCATCGCACCACCGAGCTGACGTTCGATCGCTGGGAGTTGTGCTTCGACGAGATCCTTCATCGTCGGGTTGGTCTTCGCGGCTGCGGCCACGGTGGACAGGTCGGTCACTTCGTCTCCTTCGATCTGCGCAGCACCCGGAACGGCTGCCCGATGCGCGTGTACTTCGCGAGCAGGTGCGGGTGGTCGAGGCCGAACCCTTCCTTGTCGAACCCGACGCGGCCTTTCTGCTGCTTCCAGGTGGCGACCTTCACGCCCCCGTGGGTGAGGGTGTCCGCAGTGCCGACGTACTGGGCGAGGATCACCTTCAGGGCGTCGCGTTCCTCCTCTTGCGCTTTGATGTCGCTGTTCAGGACTGTGATCCGCTCCAGCGTTTCGAACGCGGTGTCGCTGAGCTCAGCGGGGCGGTCCTCGGTGGCGATCTCGTTCACTTCCGCGATCGTCGACACCGGGGGCGGGTCGTGACGCTCCACCCGGTCCCACAGTTCCTCGGCGGCGGGGATCAGGTGTTCACGGATGAACCGTTCGTCGCGGTCTTCCCAGAAGAGGCGAAACTCGCGCCCGCCGATCCACACCACGACAGCTGCGCGCTGTGTGCCGGCGACAAGCATCTCTGTCTGCACCTGCACACGAATGTCTGTGGGGATACCGTCATCCCAGTGGTGTCCCGTGTAGTGGTGTGCAGTCTTGAACTGCCACGTGATGAACGGGCCATGCGAGACCCGGTCGAACGATGCGTGGATGAACGGGTACTCGACCGACCGGGCCATGTACCCGGGCGCGAGGGTCACATCCACACCCGAGAACCGGTGTACCCACTTCTCGATGATCGCCTCGGACTCATGCCCGATGAACGCAAGCAGCGGGTCGAAGTCCCGGTCGATTCCGTTCTTGTGCTTCCACACATCCAACGGTGTCGAGTACGGCGACATGTTCATCACCCCGGGCATCTCAGACGCCCCGATGCTGTTGCGGCGCTCCTGCTCCCACTCTGGGGTGTCAG